GTTCCGCGTCACCGGCGCCGGGCGGGAGTTTCTGGCGCTCTTGCATCACATGGAAACCCACGGCCGCACGCCGGCCGCAACCGAGGAGGCCCCGCAATGAACGTCCTTCACTTCCCGTATACGATCCGGACCGCCGTCGCCGGCGCGCCGGTCGCCCTCGCCCGGCTCGCGATCACCCGCCGCGCGGCCGAGCTCCTGGTCCGCCAGGAGGTCGCACGGGTCGGCGACGAGCCGGTCGAGGTCACGCTCGAGGAGCGCGGTCCGGACGGCCGCCTCGTCGCCGTGACGCGCCGGCGCCTGAATTGCACCGGCCCGGAAGATCACCAGGCGCTCGCCTCTTGTGTCTTATGAGGTAAGTCACTAGATGTTCGTTGTACAACGATCTTCTAGAACGGCCTCGGAGACCGAACCCCATGCAAACCGCTACCACCGCCCCCGCGAACCATCCGGCCCAAGCCCCGAAGATCCTGCGGGTCTGCCAGGAATGCGGCGCCGACTTCCGGACCTTCCGGGTCGACGCCGTGTTCTGCTCGCGGACGTGCTCGACGAATTGGACGAACCGGGAGAAGCGCCGGGCGGTCGAACTCTATCGCCTGGCGATGGAGCACCGGCGGTCACGCGGGCGCGGTCACGTTCAATTCGGCGATATCACCGGCCTCCTCGACCGTTTCATCGCCGAGGACCGGGAGCGCGAGCGCGGGAACGGAGGGCTTTGGGAGCCGAAGGCTCGCAAGGTGCGCGAGGTCATGTACAAGGGGAAGGTCGTCGGCACCGTCGAGGACGTCGGCGGCGAATGGTACTGGCGCGCGCAGGCGCCCGGCGCGAAGCGGGACACCAGCCGCCGGCACCGGCATTCTCCGGCCTCGGCCGTCCCGGTCCGCTACCTTGTGAACCGCAAGCCGGTTTTCGCGGACTAGAACGTCTGGCGTCAGAACGCATAAGACAATGGCCGCCGAGGAGCTTCCCGGCGGCCGTTGCCGTTTGGAGCTCCCCCGTTAGAGCTCCCGCCAGGCCCGCCACCCGCCGAGACGGACGCCGGCGTAGAACAGCCAGCGCCGGGCGCGCGGGACGCCGAGCTCGCGCATCGCCTCGAGGAACACCCGGTCGGCCGCGCGCCGCGTGAGGCCGGGATACGCCTCGGCCGAGGCCCGGACGTAGAGGTAATCATGAACGACGGCCGCCGGCAGTTGGCCGCCGTCGACCCGGTAGGCGAGCCGGGCGAGACCAGGGAGCGAGGTTAGATCGGTCGTGAAGCCGGCCGGGACCGAGATCCAGCCGAGGGCGGCCGAGTGAAACCCGAACGGCTCGAGGAGCGACCAGGTCCTCGAGCCCGACCACTCGAGCCGGAGGCGGCCGGAGAACCGCCTCCGGTCCGGGCGGGAGCCCATGTCAGCCGCCGGCGAACGCCGAGGCCGCGACCCGCCAGAGTGCCGCAAGCCAGTCCGGGAACACCACACCGAAGGCGCCGGCGATCGACACCAGGCCGGCGCCGACGCCCGACCACACCGCCGGCCGGCGATACCAGGCGCGCGGCGCGGTCACTTCGCGCCGCCGCAGTTGAGGAGCGGCAGGCCGTCCGACACGTCGTCGCGGATCTTCTGTTTCGCCTCCTCGGCGACGCCGTCGCAGTAGAGGGCGCGGCCGGTCAGGACGACACCGGAGGCGAGCGCCAGGGTCGCCGGGTCGCACGCCGCGACCGAGCTCGCCACCAGGCCGAGCGCGATCGCCGCGCCGAGCCGGGAGGCCCGTCGGTTCCGCTTCATGTTGAATTCTCCCATCCGAGGACCGGCGCCAGGCGCGCGCCGGAGCGCCCCGGCGCCACGCCGGCGCCGAGCTCGAGGACGGCCAGGCCGAGGACCTGGCCGTCGATCCGGTAGAGGCGGAAAGCGGTCTAGGCCGCCTCGCGGTAGAAAGGCGCCACCAGGCGCCGCCAGTCCGCGAGCCATTTCTCGACGGTCCCGGCGCCGGCGGCCGTGTTCCAATGGTCCTTCCAATAGCGCGCCAGGCCGACCAGGTCGTCGGCCGCCGGGAGCGGCGCCGGGACGCGGTAGTACAGCAGCCGGGCAAGCGCCGTCTGATAGACCAGGTCGCCGGCGAGACGGACCTCGAGAGCGGCCGGCGCCGGCGCCAGGTAGGCGCCCAAGCGATCGCGCCAGGCCGGCCGGTAGGCGAGCCAGGAGCGCGCGAAATCGTCGACTACCCACGGCTCGATCTGATAGATCCCGCGCGCCACGCCAGGCCGGCCGCCGGCCGCGTTCTGCCGGAGCTCGCCGAGTAGGCTCTCATGCGCGGCCGTGCCGACGAGGAGGCGCTCGGCCGCCGGCGAGGCGAGGCCGAGGTCGGCCAGGACGGGACGGAGCACGTCGCGGACCAGGTCGTCGGTCGCGATCCCGACATGCCGGCTCATGACGGCCGCCCCCGGACGCCCTCGAGGACGCGGTCGAGGCGCTCGGTTAGCCGGCCGATCTCGGTCGCGATCCGGTCGACGGCCGCTTGCACCGCGCCGGCGGTCGCAAACCGCTCGGCCGAGGACACCCGCCAGGCGTCGAGGGCGGCGTCGACCTCCCGGATCTCGTTCCGGAGCTCCCGGCGGACCGCGTCGAGCTCGGCGTGACGCGCCGCGCGCTCGGCCTCCTGGCGCTCATGGAGCATCCGGACCGCGTTGCGGCGCCTGTTGTCGAGCTCCCGGAGCCACCACGCCACCGCGCCGATTGCCGGCAACGCGAGCCAGCGAAGAACCTCCCACCAGGCGTCAAAGGTCAAAGCACCCTCCCAAACGACAACGGCCGCCCGGAGGCGGCCGACAATGGCGAATGCGCGCGAGCTGGAGGACTAGGCCGGCGCCGGCCAGGTGACGACGGCGGCCGCGCGCATGGCCGCCAGGTAGCCGGAGAGATCGGCGCCGGCGTCCCCGGCATAGGCGGCCATCGCCGCGTCATGCTCGAGCGCGATCGCCGCCTCGACCTGGTCCGAATGCGCGCGCACCGGGACGACCTGGTCGCGCCAAACCGCCTCTATCGCGTCGGCCTCGGCGATCTCGGCCGGCGAAGCGGTCGCCTGGACGATCTTACGGAGAAGCTCGACGCCGCGAGCCGTCAAGTTGCGTTGCTTCCACTCCGGCAGGCGCGCCAGGATCTCGGCACCGGCCGCCGCCTTGACCGCCGCCACCAGGCGGTCGCGCTCGACCGACCAGGCGGCGACCAGGCCGGCGCCGACGAGCGGCGACCTGGTGGTCTCGTAGACCTCGCCGGCCACCCGGTCCAACCACGGTCCGACCTCGACGACCACGGAGCCGAACTCGTCGGCGTGGCGGCCGATCGCATAGACCCCGAAGCGGTCCCGAGCATCGCCGGCGGACATCCCGCCGGCGAGCGGCGATGTCGGCGCGATCAGAGCGGCGAAGCGGCCCGTCTCGACAACCTCGCCGGCGACCACCCTCGCGCATTTGGTTCCAGAAAACACGGTCATATCTCGCCGCCTCCTATCATTCGGCCAGGATGCTGTCAGGCACGTTCAAGGTCGCGCCGGTCGAAACCGCCACGCCCTTGTAGATGCGGATATCCGCCACATAAGCGTTGATCTTTGAGCCGCCCTGAATGTGACCGATCGAGACCCGGTTAGCGTTCTGGTAGACGGTCCCGGAAAAGGCCACGGTGGCGACAAGCGAGCCGTCACGATACGAGCGAATATTCGAGCCATCGTAGGTCAGCGCGAAATGGTGAAACGCCGTATTGTCAGATGCCCCGATGCTTCCATTCGCCGCCCAGCCGCTCCCCGTCGTCGAGACGTAGAACAGCAGATTGCCGCCGTCCGCATAGCCGACGAGCATTGAATACGAGTCCGTGCCGGCGCCGAATTGCAGAACACTCGAACTTCCCGCCGCCGTGATCCGGCGATGAAAAAACATGACCGACCAAGAACCGGAGCCAAGCTGGAAATCGGTCGTGACCGGCGCCAATATCTGTTGGTTGCCGGAGCCAGGGAACGACGCGGCGCCTCCGTAGAACTTCTGGACGCTGGTTTGCCACGATGCCGCGCCACCATCGGTCAAGGTTTTCGGGTTAGGCGAGTAGTCGGTCACGTCGAGCGCCCCGCCGCCGCCGTCCGTCAACGGCAACAGCAGAACCGCGTTGTCGCGGTTTGGGTCAGGATTGAGGCGCACGCCGCCCGCGACGAACATTCCGAATGACACCGCGCCGATCGGCATTCCACGCCCTCCCGTTAAGCGAAATCTTGCCCGACCACACGGCCGAGCCACGTCGCCCCCTGGTCGAGCGTGAGAAAGACCAGCACATCGGAGGCCCCCGCCGTCGACGTGATCGTCGGCGGCGTGCCGCCCTCCCATGCGACCGACGCCGGCCATGTCACGGTTCGGCTGCCGGTGCCGTCCTGGGTCAACGACAGGAAGAACGAACTCGCCCGGAACGCCGTCGCCGAGTGACCGGAAAAGGTCAGGGTCGCGTTTGCCGTCAGCGTCAGATCGAACACCGAGCCGTTGTCCAGGTTGATCTCGTATGCCGAGCCCGTGTCCGCCGTCACAACGATTTCGGAATAGTCGACGAGCGCGGCGCCGGAGAGCGAGCCGCCGGCGAACGCCGCGCCGCCGGACAGGGTCGCCAGACCGCCGACCGTCAACGCGCCGGTCATGGCCAAGTTGAGAAGAGCGGAAATCGACTTTCCATTCGCGTCGAGATTGGCCGACAGTTGCGGCGCGGCATCGAGCGCGAGCCTGGCGGAATACGCCGCCTCGTAGCCGATCACCCAATCCGTGACCGCCCCCGCACCGTCCGCGAACGTCGCCTCGATCGCGAGCGCGGTCCCGGAAAAGGACGCGACCGTGCCGACGAAGAACTTAGACGGATCGGCGGCCGAGGAGCCCCGGACCGTCGCGCCGACCGTCAACGGCCGCTCGGTCGCGGTCTGGTCCGTCGTGAAGGCGAGCGCCCCGGTCGCCGGCGCGACCGAGCTCGAGGACGTGACGGCCATGCCCTCGAGCGCGCTCGTGGTCGCCGTCAACTGCGCCATAACGCTATTCCATAGCTCGTACCAATCGTCGCCCTTTGCGACCGTGAAACCGGAGAAATTCGTCATTGCGGAGACCTCCTCAAACGAGCCCGTCGATCGTCATCGAAACCTCGGCCCGGTCGGGCGCGCGGAACCTGGTCGGCGTGTAGCTCGATACGAGCCCGTAGATCGTCGAGCGGTAGAAGGTCGAGGCCGAGCCGGCCGGGTCGACCGAGACCAGGATCGGCCGTTGCCGGCCGACCTGGCGCTTAAGGGTCGGGATGACCGTCAACGCCTCCGAGCGCGAGAGCGCCGGGAACGTGACGCGCATCCGAGGCGTGATAGCCCGTGCCGTGACGATCATGCCGCCGCCATCGGTCCGCCGCTGGTCGGACGGGTCGACCTCGTCGAGCTCGTAGCCGAACGCGACGTCGCGCTCGAGCACCGTCGCGCCGCCCGCCATCAGGACGCCGGCCTCGAAAGCGCCGATCGCCGAGCTCGGGTCGTTGAAGGTCAACCGGAGATATCTCCCGGAGTAGACCGCGCCGAGGCGCTCGACCGCGAGCGCGACGAAGACGCCGAGCTCCTCCGGGTCGACATAGCCGCCGAAATACTTTCCGAACCCGCCCTCGCCGAGCCCGTAGACCGGCGGCCAGAGCTCGACCGCCGCCGGCGACGTGTAGACCGGCGCCGCGAACGCCGCGTCGCCGTCCTCGGCGATCTCGGCCTCGACCGTCGCGTCGAGCGAGCCGTTGTGTCCGACGACCGCGAAAGTGTCGATGTCGACGGTCTCGCCGAAATCGACCGTGATCGTCTCGGCGGTCGCGGTCGCCGCGCGCCAGCGCACACCCGGCCGGAAGTCGAGGATGTTCGCGGCCGGCATCCCGGCGACCGCCGAGCTCGCCGTGACGGTCACGCCGGAGCGGTGCACGAAATCCCGATCGCCGAGAATCAAATGGTTCGCGGTCATGCCGTGAGGACCTCCAATTGCGTGACGCCGGCCTGGCGCTCGGCGTAGCCGGCGACCCGCGCGGCGACGCCGGCGGAAATGCCGTAGTCCGGATGCGCGAGCCATACCTCGTCGCCGATCGCGAGGACGCCGAACCCGACGTCGGTCTCGCAGGACCAGGCCGCCAGGTCGGCCAGGAGCGGGAGGAGGTCGTCTGCGATCGCCTCGGCATCGGCCTCCTCGTAACACCAGGTCGCGACCTCGAGCGGTTGCGCGCGCAAGTGAGCGGCCGCGATCGCGGACATGAGCGCGGCATCGGTCGGGAGCGCGACCAGGTTCGGCGTCGACCAGGTCAAGCGATCCGCCGCCGTGACACTGTCGGCGAGCTCGTCGGCGGCCTGGACCTGGCCGAGTATCCGGTATTGCGCGCGGATCTCGCTCGGCGGGATACCGAGGCGGCGACGACCGAGCGAGCCCTCGGCGATCCGGTAATCGGTTATCACCGCCCGGACGACCGCGTCGGTCGAGGCGGTCGCGGTCGGCGCCTTGAACACGCCGAGAGAGAACAGGCCGGCGCGCGTAAACACCCAATAGCCGCCGGCGCCGGCGATCAGCGCGTCGAGGATCTGGGCGATCGTCACGCTCGAGGTCCCGGTCGCGTAGCCGACCACGCCGGCGCGATCGGCCGCGAGCGCGGTAAAGGCCGCCGTGTCGAGCTCGGCAGGGTCCGCCAGCCCGGCATAGTCGGTAACGATCAACCGAACCACGTCCGCCAGGTCGTCAGCCCAGGCGCCGCCCGGCGCCGCCCCCTTGACGTCGACCGTCACCGCGCCGACCGGCGAGTCGCCGAGGACGATCCGGCCGACCGAAAGGTCCGCGAAGTAGGACCCGGAGGGCGGCGGATTGGAGCCGCTCGAGGAGAGTGCTACGCCATTGTCCCGGACCGCGAGGATCGCCTCGATCGGCCCGTCGTGGATATCCAGGACCAGGTTCGCCGGGTCGACCATGATCGCCGGCGCGTTGTCGACCCGGCCGAAGACAAGCGGCCGAGGCCGGTTCTTGAGCTCGGCCGTCCCGTCCGTCCCGCCGGCCCCGCCATAGGTCGAGGTCTGGATCGGCCGGCGGAAGTCCTCGGCGCGGTCGTGAAACCGCAGGACCAGGCTCGACGGCCCGGCCTGGTCGAGATCGGCGACCGTCCCGGAGGCGACGACCTCGCGATCGGCGAACGCCGCCCCGGCCGCCAGGCGCTCGAGCGTGAAGGCGCGCCCGTCCCATGCGTAGCCGAGGAGGGCCGCCAAGGTCCCGTTATCGCGCCATTGCTGCGGGATACCGATCGAGACCGACCCGCTCCCCGGAAGCGACGGCCCGCCGAACGCCCCCGGCGCGAACGCTTGGCGCTCGCAGGCGTAGCCCTCGACAACCCCCTCGAAAGTCACGCTCGCCGGCGTGTCGGTCGGACCGGTCCGGTAATCCGAGGTCGCGAGATAGACCGGGACCGTATCGGCCTCGCCGAGATCGTATGGCTCGACCGTGAGGAGGAGGACGTCGATCGCAGAGATCATGGCGTCACCGCCCGGAACGCGAACCCGGAGCCCTGGCGGCCGACCACCAGGCCCCGCAGGAAGCCGAGGAGGTCACGGGTCGCCGAGGTCGCGGCGCGTTGCCCGGCGACGAGCTCGGCCAGGAGCTCGGCCACGCCGGCGCCCCCGGCGGCCGCCTCCCGGAGAATGCTCGCGGTCTGGCTCGCGTTGTACACGCGCGACCGGCCCGTCGCCTCGAGCTCCGGCCCGCGCTCACCGACGATCCGCAGGCCGCCCGTATGATCGCCGCCCTCGGCATAGCCGGTTATCGAGCGGATCACCGCGTCGACGATCGGATCGGCCTGGCGCCTGGCCGCCGCCTGGCCTTCGCCGAAACCGGAGATCGGCTCGAGGCCGAGCGAGATAAGGCGCTCATTAATCGCCGCGTTGACCGCCGGGTCCCGGCCGAGATCGAACCCGGCCGCGTTCGTGTATTGCCCGTCGCCGAGGCGCCGGAGCCCGGCGACCGAGCTCGCGGCAGAGACCGCGCTCGAGGATCTCGGCGCGACCGCCTCGAGCGCGGTCGCGAGATCCTCGCGAATGCCCCGGAGCTCGTCGAGCGACGCCCGCGCGATCGCCAGGTCGTCGGCGAACGCATCCTCGAGACCGGCGAGCCCGGCGTCTACCTGGTTGTACAACGATTGATATTGCGGCCCGCTCGCGTAGACGTCGCGGCCGAGCTCGAGAACGGTACGCGCCAGGTCTCGGGCGCGGCCTGCGGCCTCCTCGTCGCCGCCGAGCCCGGCGGCCGACGCCTCGGAGAACAACCGGAGCGCCTCGTCGAGACTTGCGGTCGGCGAGAGCGGCGAGAGCGAGCGGTCGATCCGGAGGCCCTGGCGGGTCTGGCGGATCGAGGCGACCAACTGGTCGAGCGAGCGGGTCGAGCCCTCGAGGGCGGCGATCTCGTCGTCGCGGGCGGCGATCGCCTCGTTGATCCGAGCGGCCTCCTCCTGGCGCGCGGCGGCCGCGACCTGGATCTCGAACAGCGTGTCGACGAGACCGAGATCGCCGCCGACCGCGACCGCCTGGTCGCGCAAACTTTCATAGTTGGTGACGAGCGCCTCGACGACCTGCGAGGCCGGCGAGAGGAGAGACCGGATCTGCCCGGCCAGGTCCTCGTTAAAGCCCGTCCGCATGGTCTCGCGGAACGTGTCGCGCGCCTTGTCGAGCTTGTCGTCGACCTGGTCGGCCTCGAGACCGAGAGCCTCGACCGCGCCCCGGAGGTTGTCGATCGACGCGAGGCCGCTCTCGAGCTTGAGCTCGTAGCCCTCGAGCGGCGTGCTATCGACCGACGCCAGGCCGAGGAGCTCGTCGACATAGCGAGAGATCGCGTCCATTCCCTCGCTCATCAATGCCGGGTCGCCGAAGTCGCGGACGACCGGGCGATTGGCCGACGCCTGGACCTGGTCGGCGTACCGCTCGATTGCCTCGGCGGCGTCCCGCACGCCGGAGACGACCGCGCCGGTCGCCGCGTTGAAGAACTCGATAGTCTGCAACCCCTCGTCGCCGACCACTCGCCGGCGGAACGTCTGGCCGTCAATCGTGAAACCGCTCTCGCCGCCGTCGCGGCTGTCGTACTGGATACGCGCCGACGACGTGTCGATCCGAGCCGCCTCGCCCTCGCGGTCGACCGCCCCGAAATATCGCTCGAGGTTCGCGACGAAGTCTTCGACCGTCTTCTCCTGAGCGGCCCCGGCGTCCTCGGCCGAGCGGCCGAGCTCGTAAAGCTGCAACGCCGCCGCATCGCCGGCGCGAGACATCCGGGCGGTTGCGTCCTCGAAAGCGACCGCGAAGTCGAGCGCCTCGCCGACCGCCTCGGCGTCCGCCCCGCCATCACGCTCGAGGCGGCCGAGCACGGCCCGGAGGACCCCCTCGGTCGCCGTCGAGATCCCGTCGACGAGGCCGCGCTCGAGCGCGTCGAGGATCGAGCGATAGACGAAGTCGCCGACCGCCTCCTCGGCCGTGGCAAAGCGACGGAGATCCGGCGACCGCCCGCTCCGGCGATCGCCCTCGGTCAAGCCCGGCGAGGAGATCGCGCTCGCATACTCGCCGCTCTCATAGCCGACCTCGCCCCCGAAGGCCCCCGGCCGCAGGGTCGCCCCCAGGCTCTCGAGGAACTGATTGACGAAATCCGAGACGCCATCGGCGAGCTTCTGAGCGTCCTCGACCGCCGCGTTGTTATCGGCCCCGACCGCCCGCACGCCGAGCCGATCGTCGTCGACGTTGAAGGTCGCGCCGAGCGCCGGCCCGCTCGTCTTCCCCGGACCGAATATCTGCGTTGCCAGGAGCGCCAGGCCGGCGACCGCGATCGCGATCGGCCCGGCCGCAGCCGCAAACCCGGCTTGCGCCAAGGCCCCGCTTGCGACCTGGCTCGCGACCGCGCCGCCGGCCCCGCCCGGACCCAGGCCGCCCGTGAGGAGCCCGGCGGGACCGAGGCCGGCCTGTACACCGAAGAACGACCCGAGAGCGTTCCCGAGGGAGGGCGCGATCTGAGCGAGCGAGCTCGTCAGCGTGTTCCCGAGGCCGGTAATCGAGGAGACCAGGTTCGACGCACCGCTCGACAAGAGCGAGCCGAGCGGGTTGCCGGAGAACAAGCCGTCGAGAAGGAAGTTGCTCCCTTGCGATATGCCGAGGTTCAACAGACCCCGGCCGAGGTCGCCGAACCCGCCGCCGACCCCGCCAGTCCCCGACGCGATCAGGTCGACCCCGGACCGCAGCAGGCCGGCGGCGTCGAACTGCGGGACCCGGACATTCGCCGCCGTGCGCGAGGCGTTGGCGACGGAGAGCTCGTAGGCGCGGACCGTCGAGATCGCGTCGGAATACACGCGCTCGGCCTGGCGGACCTTCTCGGCGTGCTGGTCCTGGCTCAGGACGCCGAGCTCGAGCGCCAGGTCGAGGTCGAGGAGCGTCTCGTTATAGGCGCGGGTCGCCGCCGACGTGCGGTCGGTCGCGTCCTCGAGGCGGACCAGGCGCTCGCGGAGGGTCCGTTTCTGGTCGGCCAGGCGCTCGACCGCCTCCGCCGCCGCCTCGTCGGCCTCTGTCGCCTTTTTGGTCGCCTTGGTCGACGCCTCGAGCTTCTCGATCTTCTCGTCATAGTGCCGATTGATCTCGGCCAGGGTCTCGACCCGAAGCTCCTCGCTCGCCTGCATGGTGTCGAGGAGGCGGGTCGCCTCGGCGATCTTCTCGGCGCGCTCGGCCTCGATCTTCGCCGCCTGGTCGAGCTCGCCCCGGAGCTCGGCCAAGGCCGCCCGCGCCCGATCGAAGCCGGCCGCGCCCGTGTCGCCAGCGAGCGCCAGGTCCCAATCGAACGCCGCCTCGGCCGCCTGGCGCGCCGCCTCGCCGAGCGCCTTGATCTCCTCGGCCAAGGCTCGCGCGGTCGAGGTCATGCGCGCGCGGATCGCCCCCGCGACCGCGTCGCCGGCGCGCGCGGCAGCACCCTCGGCGCTCTTGTCGAACGCCTCGAGGTCGGCCTCGACCCGCTCGAGCTCGGCGAGGAGCTCCTCGCGGCTCCGCCCCGCCGTCTCGGTCGCCTCGCCGAAATAGCGGGCGATCGCCTGGCCGAGCTCGGAATGCTCCGAACCAATAAACCGGACCTTGGCGAAGAAATCGGCCAGCGCCTCCGACGCCTCGGCGGCGATCGGCGCCAGGCGCAACAGAACGCGGTTGACATTCATTTCGACAACCCGCCCGAACGTGTCGAGCGCGTCGCGCGCCCGCTCGGCGTCGCGGACCACTTGCTCGTCAAGCACCAGGCCGAGCTCGGCGGCACGGTCGCGGAGGTCCTGGACAGCCTCGGCCCCCTTGCCGAACAGATTGACCAAGCCCGCGCCCTCCTGGTCGAACGCCTTGACGGCGATCCGAAGGCGCTCGGCCTCGTCGGTCGTCGACGCCATGACGTCGGCCAGGTCCGCCAAGACGTCGAGGTTGTCGCGCGTCGAGCCGTCGGCGTTGCGGAGCGAGATCCCGTATTGCTCGAGCGTGCCCTTGAGCTCGCCGGTCCCCTGGACCGCCTCGGCCATCCGCCGCGTAAACCGCTGAATGCCGGTATCGAGGTTGTTCGCGGCGACGCCGGACCGCTCGGCCGCGAAACGGAGCTCTTGAAGCGCCGAGGTCGAGACACCGATCCGGTCGGCGAACTTGCCAAGCTGGTCGGCTTGCGTAACCGCCTGGTTGAACTGGCGGAAGGCGACGACGGCGCCGCCGATACCGGCCGCCGCCGCCAGGCCGGCCGGACCGAGCGCCGAGAGCACCGGCGCCAGCGCCCCGGCGCGGCTCGCGAAACCGTCGATCCGGCCGCGGACCTGGCCGACCGCCGCCGAGAGCGTCAACAGCCCCCGGCTTGCCGGCCTGGTGGCGTTCTCGATCGACTGGACAGCGGTCCGGCCGCGCGACCCGAAACGCTCGAGCGCCTGTACCGCGACGTCGGCGTCCTTGACCGAGAGCCGGATCAATAGGGAGCGTTCACCCGCCACGTCTCGCCCTCTCCCTTTCCCGGCGCGCCTCGTCGAGGCGCGCCCATGTCACGTCAGCCAGGCCGAACCAGTTGACCAGGTAGGCCGGTTGATCCAGGAGGCCGCCGGCAAGCGGCATCACAACGCCGCCGCCGCCGTGCCCCCGTTGTCGTTGCCAGAGCCGGAGGATCAGCCGGGTCTGGTCGTCGACCAGGTAACGCGGATGGACCCGGAGCCTCAGCGGCTCGCCGGGTCGGTCGCAGTCCGGGACGTCCGGGAACTCCCACCCTTGCCCTTCCGGCGCCGGTCGGTTTGGCGTCCACTCTTCGCCGACGCCGTCGAAGGCGGCCGGGTCGAAGGACCAGACGACGGCGACGTCGAGTTTTTTTTGGCGACCCCGCGCGGCCGGTCGAGGTCGGCGATCCGCCGCGCCAGGAACACCAGGTCGCCGAACGGGATGCACTCGACCGAGGCGCGCGAGAGCACGACGGCGCCGTCCTCGAGCGTCTCGGTCTCGGCGACCAGGTCCTCGCCGGTCTCGGCGTCGACCAGGTTCCGCCAGCCCTTCACGAAGGCCCGCACCCGGTCGAGCGTCATCAATTCATCGGCGCGCACGCTTTGCGCTTCCATTTCCCGAAACGGCGGCCAGGACTTGCGCGCCGCGAGCTTGAGGGTCGCGAGCCGCCCCCGGTCCTCGACCGAGAGCCGGCCGCCGCCCTGGGTTTCGACCACGGCCCGCGCCAGGATCATTCGCGCGGCGGCGCGATCCTCGTCGCCGGCGACAATCGCCTCGAGGCCGTTGGCGAGCTCGCCGAGGAGCTCGAACGGACCATAAGCGAGGCCGTGCTCGCGGTTGAAGCGATCGCGGAAGGCGACCGAGGAGTAATAGGTCGGCCGCTCGACCTGGTAGGCGACTTGCGCCGCCGGGTCGACGCCCTGTTGACCCGGCGCCGGTATCCAAACCGACGCATCCTTGAGCACGTCCATTGCTGCAACCTCCGAGGACTGGACAAACGAAACCCGCCCCCGGCCAGGCCGGAGGCGGGTCGAGGACCTGGCGCCAAGCGGCGTCAGGAGTAGGAGATATAAGCGCCGGTATCCTGGCCCGCCGCGTCGAAGTCGAGGCCCTCATGCAGAAAGCCCCGGTTGTCGACCTCGCTCGAGCCGACGAACCGCGCCGCCGGGACATAGAGCGAGATCACCCCGCCGTCGCCGGTCCCGAAGCGGACCCAGAGCTCTTTGGTCGTCCCGGCCGACACGTCCGCAAAAGCGTTGCGGGTCGCGACGAGCGCCATACGCGGGTTGATCCGCCCGGAGATCCGCCGCCGGATGATCGAGGCGACGTCGTACCCGTAGGCGGTCGAGGGCGCGTCGGCGAGCTCGAGCTCGTTCCCGAAGTCGAGCGAGAGCTCCGAAAACTCGATCTGGTTCCCGTCGAGATAGGCGTCCGTCAGGACCAGGACCGGCGGCGAGATCCCGTCATAGGTCGCCGCCCCCGGATCGGCGACGTCGGTCGGCGCGACCATCTGGCCACGGAGCCCGAAGGTAAACCGGCCCGGCCGGCGGACCGGGAGAGCGAGTTGCAGGGTCGACGCACCGCCGAGCACCTTGCGGAGCCGATGGTTTGCGCCGCTCGCGGAGTTGTGCGCGTAGGCGTAGGCGGTCAGGGTCTCGAGGCCGCTCGAGGCCGGGACATAGGTCGCGGCCGCGTGAATGGTGTATGCGACCCCGGTCCCGGCCGCCCCGGAGAGAGCCGGATAGACCTCGACCGAGTCACCCGCCGCGTTGCTCGCGGTAATCACCCGGTCCTCGCCGTCCACCGTAATCAGGTGGCCGACATAGTCGTTATTGGCCGCGACCTGCCCGGCCGCCAGGTTGACCGAGGTTGCGGTCGAGCCCGCGAGCGTGACGTCGGTCTCGTCGGCCGCGAGCAGGGTTTGCGCCAGGCCGGAGCCCCGCAGGAGCGGACCGACCTCCGGCGCCTGGCCGCCGGTCCCGGAGCCCTTGAGGAGCACCGTCGCGGACAGGCTCGCCGAGCCGCCGCCGGTAACCCGCGTCGAGCGATCGAGGCCGCCGGTCTTTTCGTTGGTATCCTCGAGCTCCCAATCGTCGGAGACCGTGACCTCCTCGGCGGCGATCGCGTCGGTCCCGACCACCGGGACCGCGTCGGTCCCGGCCGTGGTCTCGACCTTGGCAAGCAAGGTCATATTCTGTGTGCGGAAAGTGGACATCCTCGATCCTCCTGTCGATTAACCGGCGAGCGCCGGAGCTTTGCCCGCGCGGCCGCGCGGACGCCTGGCCGACGCGCCCGCGTCGGATTTCGTCGGCGCCTCGTCGATCGAGCGACCCTCGACCTCGCCGGCCCTGGTCGAGCGCCGGGCGCTCTCCCGCGCCTCGGCGCGCGAGGCGATGACCGAGCCGCCGCCCTTGCGGACGATCGGCGTCGGCCGACCCGCTGTGTCTCTCATTGCCGCCCTCCTCATGACGTTGCGTAAGGATCGAACTCCGCCGTCTGGTAGACGACGACATATTCGAGCGTGAAAGCCGCAAACGCCCTTGCCTTGGCATGGCGGCCGATCTCCGGCGTCGTCATGGCGAGCTCTTTGACGTCCCAGGCGAACCCGTCGACCGTGAGGCCGGCCGCATCCGGGCGCATGGCGAGGCGTATCCGCGCCGCGACCTCGGCGACCGCCGCACCCAGGAGAGCGCCGGTTGCCGCCGTCACGAACGCCTCGACCTCGAGGCCGAGCTCGCGGCTCAATCCGCCGCTGTCGCCGTCGACGACCTCCTCGCCGCCATCGAAGAGGACCAGCGCCGGGACCTCGCCCTCCTCGATCGGCACGAACCGATTGCGCTCGAAGGCGTAGCCGAGGCCGGTCGCGACCGCCTCGATCCGGGTCGCGATCCTCGAGACGATCTCCTCACGGACAGGCGTCGGCATGGTCTAGGCCCTTTCCAGCGTCTCGAGCTCGTCGATAAAGCGGCGATAGAACTCCTGGTCGGCCGAGCGGACGACCGCGTCGAATGAAAGCGAGCGCGCAATCCGGATACGCTTCACCAGGACCGCGACCAGGATCGAGCGGGTCCGGGTCTGGCGGACGATGTAGATCCGTTTTCCGTCCGAGCTCTTGACGAGCCGAACTCCCTTGTCCTCGGCCGTCACCCGGTAGCCGCGCGCTCGAGGCCCGCGCTTGCCGCGCTTCTCGATCGGCACATAGAGCCAGCCGCCGCGCGTCGGTTGCAGCGTCGCGCCCTCGACATACGGGAGGAGGTAGTCGACGAAGCCCGCGCCCCGCCCCCTCCCGAATTTCGAGAACACCAGGCCCGCGCCCTTGAACGAGCCGTCGTCGTAGACCTTGGAACGGATCGCGTTCCCGATCCGGCGGCCGCCGCCGGAGACCTTGCCCGAGCCCGCGAAACGCCGGTTGACCGCGTCGCGGGCGGCCAACTGGACCGACCGCGTCGTTTTGCCGATCGCGTTCCGGCGCGCCTTGGCGATCCGCTCGGCATCGGCCCGGAGGGTCGCCTCGAGGTTGCCGGAGAGTGCCGCCTCGAGCCTCACGCCGAAACGCTCGCCTCGACCGTCCACACCGAGCGCGAGACGTCGAGGGTCGCCGACTGGACGACCAGGACCTCGCCCTCGGCCGTGACCAGGTCGCCCCGGACCGGCTCGGCGACCTCGCTCCGGCGGACCACGAACACCCGCGTATCAGCGTTAATCCCCAGGCTCCCGAGCTCGAGGGTCTCGACCGGGCGGTCGAGGATGATCGAGACGGTCGAGCCGCCGCCGCCGGCCGCCGGCGCGTAGGACGCCGAGACCGCGAAGTCGTCGGCGGCGAACATGCCGGCCAGGTCGTCGGCGTTCTCGACCGCCACCGATCAGCCCTCGGAATTGTCGCCGGCCGGGCGCTCGCCCTTACCGGCGGTCGGACGCTTGACCTTCTCGACATTGGCCCGCCCGCAGGCGACGAGCTCGGCCCCGAGGCCCTCCGGGACGCGGAAGGCGTCACCGACCGACATGCTCTTACCGGCCACGCGGATACCGCGAGCCGCGTAGAGCTCGACCATCTTTGGCGCTTTCGCCATCTGTCTGCACTCCTCCGATTAGGATTGTCTCTTGCCTGGGAACCGCCCGGCCGGGATGCACGTCCGAGGGATAGGCGGCCGGAGCGGTCGCCCGCTCCGGCCGGAGATCGTCAGGTCGTAAGCATGTCCTGCATCGCCGAGAACGAGGCGACATGACGGGCGCCGACGTCGACGTCCTGGAAGGCGCGGACGACCAGGCCGCCGCGATCGCCGAGCGTGAACGGGTCCGTGGTCATGTCGACGACCCCCCACTCGCCAATTACCAGATCGGACCAGTTGCCGAAGATCGCCGCCGAGCACACCGCACCCGACGTGCCCTTGACGAGATTCGACGGGACCTGGCTCGAGGCGTAGGCCGAATACCCGTTGACCTCGCCGACGCCCGGCATACCGGCCATGTTGCCCCACACCATGCGTTGATCGGTCCCGACAACGGTCGTCTTAAGCTTGCCGCGCGCCGCCGGCGTCGTCAGGTACGCGAGCGTACCCTCGTCGGCATTGGCGACCGCGACGTCGGTCTCGAGCTCGACCATATGCGCATAGGTCGGCGCCGAGCCATTCGTACCGCCGGCAACGTCGCCGATGCCGGTCATGTTTAACAGGCCCTCCGGCTCGCCGCCGGAGCCCGCCCCGTTGATCGCCGCCGCGTCGATCGCCCGCGCGATGACCTCGACGAGATCGTTGCGGACCATCGCCTCGGCGTCCGGCGAGGACTGGATCAGCAGCCGCCGCGAGAGGTCGACCCGGCCGGCGACCGTGTTCGGCGAGAGCGTCAACTGTGCCGTCGTCGGCGTGCTCTCGGTCACGTCGGTTGCCTCGGTAGCGAGCCAGTAGGCGGTTGCACCGGCGGCGAGCTTGGGAATATCGACGTCGCCCACCAGGCCGGAGAGCACGCGGGCGCCGAGCCGGCGGACCATCATGCGCGACCGAAGCGCGTCGATGAACGAGCCGGCCAGGTGATCGGTCCCGACCATTTCGGCGCCGGTCCCGGCACCGCCGGCGGTCAGGTCACGCGAGGCGCCCGCCCCCGGCAGGACCCGGAAACCGGCCGACCGCATGACGTCGTATGGCAGGAAGAACCCGCGCGCCTCGCGGCCGGTCGAGCGGCGGATCTGGTCGGCGACCGCCTCGATCGCGTCGCGCTCGAGCTCGGCCCCCCGCCAGTCCCGCGCGGCGTGCGCCCGGAGCGCCCGGAACAGCGAGAACGAAGCGACCTCACGGTCCGTCATGCCGATCTGGCTCGCCGGGACCTCGATCTCGGCACCGTCGCCGAGCGCCTCGAGGAGCACGCCCCGGAAAGCCGCCAGGGTCTCGCCGCGCGCGATCGCCGCGTCGGCCAGGTCGCGGCGGTTGAGCCGCACGCCGAGGGCGAGGATCTCGCCGACCTCGGCATTGCGGGCGGCGATCGCGTCCGCGACCGAACGATCGCCGGCCGCCGCCGTGGTGGTGGTGGTAGTCGTGGTCTGCCCGGCCATCGCCGCGCCCTCCTCTCGGTTGCTGTCGTCGTCAGTCTCGGCGCCGGCGTCACCGGAGCCGCTAGTCTCGTCGGCCGGAAGCCCCAGGACGGGGACCTCCGGGACGCCCTGGTCGCCCGACCGCCCGATCCCGACCGTGACATCGGCCGGGACGGAGACGATCGAGACCTCGATCGGCGACCACCGGGTCGCGCGATAGATCACCACCTCGTCGGCCTCGCTCTCGAGGCGGATTTCGTGGAAGCGGAAATTCAGCGAGACGCCGGTCCGGATACCGTCGACGACGTCGCGAAAGACCTCCTCGCCGAGCGGCGAGCGGGAGAACCTGGCGACCGCCCGGCCGACCCCGCCGGCGATCCTCACGCTCTCGATCCGGCCGATCTGGCGGGTCCGGTCATGGTCGAGGAGGAGCGGCAGGACCCCGCGCTCGAACCGCTCGAGATCGATTTCGCCGTCGCCGTGGCCGAGGATCACGAACTCGCCCGGCCAGTCCTCGACCGGCGTCTCGCTCGAGAACGCGAGCTCGACCGTCCGCGCCTCCTCCTCGATCGTCTCGCGCGTGAAACTCGCCGCGCGAGACCCGACTCCCGGAAGGGTCTGCCTAATGGTGCTCATTGCCCTTTGTCCTCCTCAGTTGCGGCCGCGACCGCGACCAGGTCGACGGAGGCCGGCTGATATCGGCGCGGCCCGCCCTCCTCCTCGGCGAGCTCGGCGGCGATCTCGGCAAAGTCGGCGCCGCGCTCCTCGGCGACCCGTTGCCGCGAAGTGAGGCCGAGCTCGATCTCTTTCTCCTTAGCGGCGATCTCCTTGAGCGGGTCCACCCACGCCCAGCCTCGCGGCATGAACACCCGCGAGACGCGGGCGAGGTCCGCCGTCTTAAGCGGCAGGCGCCCCGCCAGGCTCGCGGCCTCGAGCCAGGCGCCGACCAGGTCGTCGAGGCCCTCGATAACGAGCGCCTGGAAATCCGCCCATTGGTCGCGGTCGCCGAGGACGCCTTGACGGATCGACGAGTAGTTGACGCCCTCGAGGTCGCCGGCAAACTCGGCATAGGAGACGCCGAGGCCGGCGGCCGCGCCGCGCAACATGGTTTTCGTGAACGCCGGATATTGCGACGTCGGGTGTTGCGGATCGAACGGAGTGAATTGCGCGCCATCCGGCAGGATGCCGAACTCGCCCGGCTGCACGCTGAAAACGAGGTCGCCGTCGCGGTTGCGAGCACCGGCCGCCGGCCCGCCCTCGCCCTCGAGATCGGCCTCCTCGCCGCCCCACTCCTCCGGCACGCCGCCGGTAAAGAAACCCATTTTCGACGCCGCCGTCCGGGCGGCCACGAGCTCGGCTTGTTCATACTCGCCGAACTGCCGCAGCCGCTTGCCGGTCGGATTAAACCAGGGAACCCCCCGGACCTGGCCCGGCTCCTCCTGGTCGAAGATATGGACGATCCCGGAGGCCGGGACCCGGACCCGGCGGCGAACGCTCGCGGGCGCGACCGGCGCATCCGGATGCGCGACCAGCAGGTAATAAGCGACCGGCCGAGACCGACCGTCGATCTCCACCCCCATAATCACCCGGTTCCCGTCCTCGAGCCGGCGCGTGTATTCAGCGTCAAGAAGGACCGGGTCGATCGGTTGTACAGCGAACCCCCACGGCCCGGCCTCGCGCCCGAAAACCTTGCGCGCGAGGAACTCACCGTCGCGGACCAGGCCGACGACGATCGCGCGTTGCAGCCCGCGCCAGGAGAGCAGGCCGTCGAGCGTGACGCCGCCGCCGGCGAGGCCGCGTTTCGACCAGGCCGCGAACTCGGCCGCCAGGACCGCGAGGACCTGGTCGTCGAGCCCGACGAACCGGGTCCGGATGCCGGCGCGGCCGAGCACGCCGGCGCGAACCCGTTTCAGGAAGCCGCGCGCATAGTCCTCGTTCCGCGCCAGGTCGCGCGAGCGCGCCTGCATCACCCGCAGGCCGTCTCGCAGGACCGCGTTCGGATCGCGGTTGACGGTCGTCCAATTAGCCCAGGCGTTCGAAGCACCCGCCATCTGGTAGGACCGCAGGCCGAGGCCGCGACCGACCGCGACCGCCGGCGAGGTATTCAGGACCGCCGAGATCACCCGCGCGAGCACGCCGGGCCCCGACGCCTCCGGCCGGCGGCCGTTGCCCGCCCGCGCCATTAGCCGAGCCTCGCCAGGATGCGGCGGCGACCGCCGAGACCGCGCCGCATCCGAGCGGCCGTTTCTTCGCCGTCGACCCGATCGCGATAGTAGTCGCGGAGTTTCAGGAGGTCGGCGATCGGCGTCCGAACCAGCTTGCGGCCGGCAAGCTCATAACTCTCCTGGTCCTTTGTCGCGCGGCCCTCGATCACCGCCTCGACCGCCTCGAGCGTGCGGCGCGCGTGCGAGCGGAGATCGGCCGCCGCCGCGACGTTCGGGTCGAGCCGGATATGACCGCGCGAAACCTCGTATCGCTCGGCCCCGCTCGCGACGGTCGCGACCCACTCGTAACCGCCGGCGACCCAGGACGCCGTCGTCGCGGCGGCCACCGTGACCAGGTGATCCGAGCCCGACGCGGCGGCGTCGAAGGTGTAGCGGTTGGCCGCGCTCAACAGGTTGTAAGTGAGGACCCAGGTCGGCGCCGGATAGTCGGCGAACGACCGCGAGAACGCGAGAGTATCGCCGGCGCGATGCCGGAGCGGCTCGATCGTCGGAACGGTCATAGGCTCCCCACTTTCCAGGACCCGGAGGAACGACCCGGCCGGCGGCCAGGCCGGCGGACACGCGGCGCGGCCGCGACCGGCCGATCGGCGGCGACTGGCGCGGCGACGGCCTGGTCGTCCGCCTGGTCGTCGGCCTGGTCGTCGGCCTGGTCGCGCGCCTGGTCGTCGGCCTGGTCGGCGGCCGGAGCCGCCTCGGCGATCGAGACCGGCCGGCAGAACCACGGGAGCGAGCGCCAGGTATGCGCCCGGAGCTTGTGCGCCACGGCGGCCGCGTAGGCGGCGAGGTCGAGGGTCTCGTTTGCGCCCGACCGCTCCCACTTGCCGGCGACCTTGCGCTCGGCCGTGAGCTCGGCGAACACCGCCGCCGGCACGTCGAGCGGGAACCGGATCGAGGTCGGACCGTCGTCGGCACGGGCGAGCCGGCGATGGACGATCGCCTTGAGCTCAGAGACGTTGAGAATATGAAGGTCGACGACCTGGCGGACGCCGCGCTCGACCCGGTCGATCGGCGACACCCGGACGAGCGGACCGCTCGACGTGTTCGCGCCTTTCACCAGAACCAGGCGCCGGCGGTCGATCGGCGGCCGGCCGTCCCGCTTGGAACCGGCGACGCCCCGCAGGAACCAGGAATATGCGGACGCCGTGACCCCGTCGAGGCCGCCGCTATCGACCGCGACGACCGCGATCGGAAGCGCCCGCGACGGATCGCCGGCGAGCGGATAGCGCGCGCCGAGGACCCGGCGAAACAGAACATCCCATTGCTCCGGGCGCTCGGCCGGGCGGATATCGGTCCGCCCGTCCTCCTCCTGGCGGATCGCGAAGCGGTCGACGATCGCCGAGGACTGGCGGCGATCGAACCCGGAGACCAGGACCTCGAAACGGTCGGCCTGGACGTCGACGGTCGCGACCAGGTAGTCGACCCCGGCCGGCACCGTACCGAGCCGGTAGGCCGACGCCTCGGCGCGCTCCTCGAGATCCTCGGCGGCGATCGGCCGGTCGCCGGCCGTGATATCGACATACGGGAACCCGTAGTCGGTATTGACGACGGTCCGGAGCGCCTGGTCGTCGGCGCGCTCGGCGAACCGGATCTCAGCTTTCCGGTAGGCGAACGCGAGCTCGCCCCAGGAGGCGAAGTTGCTCGCGATCCCACAAAACCACCAGGACCGCACCCGACCCGGCCGGCGCTCGCCCGCAAGCTCGCCGGCGGCCGAGATCGACACGCCCTCCGGGAGCCAGACGCCGGCGTCATTCATCGCCGCTTTCGCGCGCTCCTCGAGCGCCGCGCCGCAATGCGGGCATATGAGGACGACCGCCCCGCGCGCCTCCTCCGGCGAGCACCCGGCCGGCCAATGCAGCCCCGCAAACCCGCCCGACGCGCGCGGCGGGACGTTGAGCGGCCGGCGGTCGAGATCGAACCCGGCGGCGAAGAACTCGCCACACTCGCCGCACGGCCAATGCCAGAGCCGGCGATCGCCCTCGAGATAGAGCGGCATGATGCCGGAGAGCGTAAGGCGCTTGGGCGAGGAGGTTACGAACACCCGGCCATTCGACCCGAACGTCTTTGTCCGTTGCCGGGCGAGCTCGACGATATCGCCCTCGGTCCCGATCGCGTCGGCCATGCTGTCGCGCTCGTCGATCAGCACGACCGGGACCGGCCGGCTCGAGACCTGGCTCGAGGTCGGCCAGGCGAGCGTGACAATCGAGCCGTTCCGAAAGACTTTTTGATAGGCCGTGTCGTCGGAGCGCGCGGCGCCGAGCTCGTCCGCGAGCACCGGCGACGGCCGGAGGAGCTTTTCGTCGATCCGGCGGTCGGCGAAATCGCGGGCGAGATCCTTCGTCGGCTCAAACACCAGGAGGTCGGCCGGGCGGACCTTCGCGGCGTGACCGATCGCGTTGAGGATGACCTCGGTCTTACCGAATTGTGACGGCCCGACCAGGACCGCCAGGTCGACCGCCCGGTCCGCGACCGCGTCCATTGGCTCGACCAGGTAGGGCGCGAGCTCGTTGCGCCACGGCCCGACGTAGCTCCCTCGGTTGTTAAGCCGGCGATAGCGCGCGGCCGCCTCAGAGACGGTCATCCTCGCGCGCCGCAGGCCGGCGACCGCCGCCTCGACCACGCGCTCCGGACGCGCGAACCCGCCGAGCTTTTCGACCGCCAGGCTCATTCGCCGCCCCCGGTCGCCTCGACGACCTGGTCGGCCAGGTCGTTAAGCGCCTCGTCGAGATCGTCCGCCAGGACGCCGACGAGCTCCGGCGCCAGGCCGTGACGCCGGGCGAGCTCGTCCGGGATAGCGCGGACCTGGTCGGCGAACGTCCGCATGGCGACCGTGAGCACCGCCGCCAGGTCGTCGACCCGGACCAGGCGCCCGCGCGCGAGCTCGACCGCGACGAGCTCGCGTTGTGCCGCCGCGTGCTCGCGGATTTGCTTCGCGGACAGGACGCCGCCGCCCTCGCCCTCCGGCCGGATCATGTCCTCGCCGAAAATCTCGAGCGCAAGTTGATCGTCGCTTACACGCTTGCGCCGGCGCTCGTCCTCGGCCCGCTCGAGCTCGGCCTCGCGCCAGGCCGCCACCGCCCGAAGGGAGAACTTGTAAGGAACCCCGTTCGAACCGCCCTCGAGGACCGGGCATTCGCGGACGATCCACTCCCGCACGGTCGGAACCGACACGCTGAAAAAGCGCGCGGTCTCGGTCAGGTTCCGGACGTCTTCGACGTCCGCACCCGCCGGCGCGTCATTTTCTTGCGTGAGAGCCATAAGCCAGCCGACCGCCCATCATAAACAAGAGCAAAAACCGAGGGTTTCTGCGGGTTTCCCGAACATTCACTTAATGCGCTGCCGCCCCGCATATCGCCAGGACCCCCAGGGAGGACCCGCGACCGGCCGGGCGAGGAAAGCGAGGCCGGCGACTGGCACGGCGCCGGCCCCGCCCCTCGCCCTCGGAGGCGTCCCCGAAAGGAAACGGCCGCCCCGGAGGTCCGAGGCGGCCGCTTGCGGTTCCATTTCAGGTTCCGGAAAGGTGTCAAACGATTTTCGTTGCGTCAAGAGTTATGACACCAGACGTCCGCGACCCCTAGATGTTGCGGTCGGGAGCTCGTAACGCCGGGAGCCCGCGCCGGCCGGCGGCCGATTGCGCCAATGCACCGCGCCAGCCCTCGAGGCGTGGTCCGGGTACGCCTGGGCCGGCGGCTCGAACCGGCGCTCGAGCTCGTCGACCTCCCACGGCTCGCACGGCCGAAGCGGCGCCGACGGCCCGACCACCGACCAGCGCCGGAGCCGCGCCGAGGCGAGCACGGTCGCCGCGATCACCAGGCCGCCGCGCCAGACGGACCAGGTCGCCCGCGCGCGGCGGATCTCCTCGGCAGTAACCTCCTCGACCAGGTGGCAATATCGCGGGAGCTCGTTACGCGAGCGGTCGTATCCCGGCGAGAGCGCCGGCCGGTCGCGGTCGTCGAGGCGTGGACCGAGACGCGGGACCGCGCCGACCATCGGGTCGGGACGCGAGCCGAGGCGGCCGTGATAGATCACCAGCGAGCGCGCCATCGGCTCGAGGCCGGAGATCACCCCCCACACGACGAGCGCGTCCTGGTCGCTCCTCGCGCCAGCGAGCCAGGCGTGGCGCCCGCCGTCGATAAGCACGCCGCCGCGCGCGCCGAACGCCGCGACGCTCGCGGCGTTGCTCCCGCCACCGACGAGGAGGCTCTCGACCGAGGCGCCCCGGTCGGCCGCCTCGTCGAGGAGAGACCACGTTACGAGCCGCTCGACGTCAATCGTGCGACGCTCCTCGGTCATACGGCCGCCCTCCGGCGCGCGAGCTCGGCGTCCCGCCTGGCGCGGACCTGCGGGTCGTCCGCGTCCCACAAGAACCATAACCGGGCGAGGTACGGGTCGGCCGCCATGCTCGCGCCCGGCACAACCCGCCCGTCCGGGAGCTCGACCTCGAGGAGCCGGAACGCCTGCGGGTTCGGCGACCAGGCCGGATACATCACCAGCATTCTCGCCAGCGGATAGGGTCGCGCCGGCGGTCGCGGGAGCGGCCGGCGTCCACACTTGCCGACGCACGTCGGCCGCTCGCCGTCCGGACCAGGCCGGCACCGGCACTCGTGGTTGTAGTCGGTCGTCGATTGCCGCGCCTTCCATAGCGCCGGATCGTGCGGCCCGACGCGGAAAACCTCGAGAGCCGAGATCGGCCCCGCATAGGCCCGCTCCGGATCGACGGTCGGGTCGGCAGGCTCGAGGAACCCGGCGAACAGAGAGCCGAACCGCTCGACCAGGCGGCGCGCCTCGGAGAGCGGCGCGTCGGCCCTGGCGAACCGGTTGCGGAATGTCGCCGGCCGTCCATCGTCATGCGCGGCGTGACAGATGACACTTTGCCCGCGCGCGTTTGTTTGTGTGTGTTTTCCCACCTCTTACCCTCCGTTTTCCAACCTCTAAAAGATGCAAGTGTAGTAAGTGTGCGCAGCGCCGATTGCCCTTCTATTTCAATGTCTAACCAAACACACTTTGCGACTGACAAATACGTATTCGAAAGTGTGCGCACACACTTCAAAGTGTACGGCCGTACACTTTGAAGGATGAAAAGTGTGCGCTCTCAAAACCTCGTCTCGCCGGAGTCTGCCATCACCTCGGCCGCCTCGACCTCGGAGACCTCGCCGACTTCAATCTCGCCCTTGGCCGGCTCCTGGACCTCGAACGCCTCGCCGCCCGCGACGTCCATCCTTTCTGGCAACTCGCGCGAGCTCAGGAGCTCGAGGCCGACCACGACCCGCACCGACCGCCCCCGGATAGTGACCGGCTGGACTTTGTGGCCCATCGTGGCGAGCGTCCGCGATAGACGGGTTTTCGACCACTTGCGGCCGCCCTCATTCCAGGCATTGAACGCCCGGAGGATTCCGTCGGTCGTGGTCGAGCGTTGCCGCGCCCCCGGCAAGGCTTCAAGGCGGCGACACCGCTCCTCGAGGAACTGCTCGAGCGGGTTCTGTTCCGTCCGGTAGCTCGAGAGGGTCGCGACCGTCGAGGCCGGCGTCGTAAAGCGCCCCTGCTGCCGGTAGAGCCGGCGCGCGCCCTCGACCGACCAGGCGACAATGCCGTCGATCTCGGCGTCGAGCTCGGCGTCGAAATCAATCGCGCCGAGCCCGGCCTCCTCCTTAAACACCCTGTCCATGGTGACGATGAGGAGGCGATTAAACGTCGCCTCCGATCTGTCAGAGATCGCGGGGAGTGTGTTAGTCGCGATGACGAATTTAACGGTCGGCGTGTAGGTATAGACCGGCAGATACTTTTGATCGACGAGTATCGGCTCCTCGGTCGAGACCATAGTCTTAAACGCGCCGTCTTTGATTAGCGCGCCGTCCGGGAGCTCCGAAATCACATTCAACGCCATTCCGACAATCATCGCCCGCTTTGTCGCGTCGTCGAGACTGTCAAGGTCGAGTGAACACTTGTTCTCCCGCCCGACTACCTTTTGAAGCGCCTCGAGGATTCGAGACTTTCCGGTATTGCTGGGCCCGTAAATCATCAGCGCCTTTTTATACTTGGCGTGACTCATCAGGACATAACCGAAGAACTCTTGAATTGCGGCGACCCGGTCGTCGTCGACCGAGCCGAACCATTGCTCGAGCCGCTCGAGCCAGGTCGGACAGGTCGCGTCCGGCCGGTAGGCGTGCGGCGTCACCCGCTCGAGATAGTCCTCCGGAACGTGCTCCCGGACGTGGCCGCTATCGAGGTCGAGGACGCCGTTATCGAACGCGATCTCCCAAGGCTCGACGCGCCCCCACTCGTGACCTGGTCGCATGGCGGCCGCGAGCCAATAGTCGACCATTTCCCGGCGTTGGCTCGAGGTCGTGCCCCCGTAGTCGAAAGCCAGCGCCAGTTGTTCCGGACGGCCGAGCCGGCGCCAATAGCGGCCGTTCCAGACGAACAGCACGCCGGCCGCGTCGGCGATGAAATGACCGCCCTCGAGCGCCCGGCGCGCCATGCGGACCGGCTTGTCGGTTTTCGCCGGCGCCGGCTTGGCCGCCTGGTCCGGCTTGCCGCCGCGCTCCTCGGCCTGCCCGCCGTCGTCGGGAGCCGGCCCGTCGGCGCCGCCGAGCTCGCGCTCGTATGCCTTGGCCTCGGCCTCCATATCGGCCGCCGCGTCCTCGACCGAGGCCGCGACCGCGTCCGTTGTACAGCGATCAGCGTAAGAGCCCGGAGGCGGGTCGCCCCCGTCGCCCCGGTACGGAGAGCCCTCGAGCTCCTCGGCGCGCCGTCGCCGCTTGTCGTCGTCGCTTGTCATGTCACTCCGTGCGGGTCGTTTTTCTTTGTCACCAGGTCGAGCCAGTCGACGCCGACCTCGGCCGGCATTCGCCAGGCCGCCTTGACGCCGAAACTCCGGAACCGGTCGCAAGCCGCCCGCGCCATGCGCGCGCCGGTCCCGCTCCGGTCGTTATCCGCGTAGATTTCGACCCGCTCCGGCCGCCAGGTCGGCAGGAACGTGAGCCGCACCAGTTGACCGGCCGAGATCGCGGCCCACACCGTCGGCGTGCGGCCGGCGGCCGCAAGCGCGTGGCGGACCGCGAGCGCGGTCTCGACCCCCTCGGCGAGCGCCAGGACCCGGCCGAGCGGCGCCAGGCGGACTGCGCCGGCGCCGGGCGAGCCGTGCAATTTCTTGACCTGGTCGGCCGGCATAATCGACGCCTTGACCACGTCGCCGCCGACGAGCTCCTCGAGATAGATCCGATGCACGGTTTGCAGGCGGCCGCCCGGCTCTTGCACGCCGGCGACGAGCGCCGGAAGGCGCGCCGAGCGGGTCCGCTCCTCCTCGCCCTCCGTCCACCGCGCGCCGAGCGCCGCGTGAAACCGGAGCGACGGCGGGAACGGCCCGACCAGGCCCCGGCCCTCGAGGTATCGCTCGGCCGGCGTGCCGTCGATAGGTTGCGCCTCGCGCCATATCGCGCGCGCCTGGTCGATCTTTTTCTCCTGGTCGCGGGCAATTTGCCGCGCCCGCGCCGCCTCGGCCCGGCGCCAGGCCGCCGCCGCCTCGGTATCGACGCCGCGCTCGACCTCGCCGCCGAGGCGCCGGACCGCCTCGGTAAAGGTCACGCCGTCAAATTCGACGATCCAGCTAATCGGGTCCCAATGCTTCCCGCACCCGAAACAATGCGCGAACCGCTTGTCAGGTATGACGTGAAACGACCGCCCGCCGTGCTCCGGACAGGTGCCTTTAAACTCGGCGCCCTGGCGCTTTAGGTCCGGGACCTGGCGGGACACGCGCGCGAGAAAGTCGTCCTCCCGCTTTAGGCGGTCGATCTCGGCCTCAGAGAGCCGCGCCGCCACCGTCACCCCCGCCGCGAGAGCTCGAGCTCGCGCTCGAGAGCGGCGAGCGCGGCGTCGGTCAAGCGGACCGTCACCGGCGGAAAGAGCTCGTCGGACCGCGCCGGCCCGGACCGCGCCTCGCCGAGCTCGACCGTCCCGTCCTGGTGGAACGTCAAAGGACGCCACCGCTCGAAAAGGACGCGCCGGGAGCCGGCAGGCTCGCCGGCGCGTTCAGTTTCCAGGGAGGAGACGCGAGCGCGACAGGCGCCCGCCTCGGCGACGGGGAGTGCTCCCGCCGGCGAGCTCGTGCCGACCTGGCGCGCGGCCGGGTCGGGAAACAGTCGGTCGAGCCGGAGCTCGAGAGCGGCCTCGGCCTCGGCGAGATAGGCGAGAGCGCGGTCGAGCTCGAGGAGGACCAGGCCGGAGGTCACGAGAACCAGGCCCGGAATATGGCGAGCGCGGCGAGGACGACCGCCACGTCGCGCACGAACTCAATCGACACAAGCGCCAGGTAAGAGACAAGGACGCCGGCGGACCGAAGGTCCGCGCCCGCCTCGTCGGCGGTCAAACCCGGTCTCGGCCTCAGAATACGGCCGCGCGTCCGGCCGCCGCCTTCGTTTTCCATTTCACGAGCTCCCGCAAACTCGGTCCCGCTTGTGTGAAGGCGGCCGCCGACCAAGCGGGATAAGGTCGGCGGCCGGGTCACAACGCCCGGAGAAGGCGTATTGTGTGGTTCGTCGAACCACACCACAAGATGTAGACCTGTTTCGTCGACCTTGTGTCAATGTTTGTTTTTACATACTCTCCCTGGTGCGCGATGCGGGTCGCGGCGGTCACAACCTCGGAGCACGACCAATGACACTCGACGACTATCTCGACAAAGCGAAGGCCCGGCAGAACCTTCAGTCGGACCGCGAGCTATCCACTCGGCTTGGCGCCGTAGCGACACACGTAAATCAATATCGACGGTTCAATTCCCTGCCGTCGGTCGAACGGATGATTAGGATTGCCGAGCTCGCCGGCGAGCCGGTCGAGGTCGCCGTGATGGACTTGCTTATCTGGAAAAGCCCGGAGGACAGCCCGGCGACCCTTCAGGTCCTTACCCGGATGCGCGCCGCGATGGTAAAAATGTTCCGCGCCGCCGCTCCCGCCCTCGCCGTCCTGGCGGCCGTCCTGGTCGGGTTTTCGAGCATCGACGCCAAGGCGCTCGAGCTCGGCCGGACCCTCGAGCGGGCGGTCGCGGCGGAACGCCAGGCGAACAGCCCGGCCCGGCACGCTCCCGGACTGTATATTATGGGAAATATCCGGCGGGTCCTGGCGGCGCTTTTCATGCCGCAGGCCGCCGGAAACCCGGCGTGAAGAGCAACCATTAACCTCAATGGTTAATGCCTTCAAAAGACTCAATTTCCGTAAATAACACTGGTTGCTCTGGTATGCAGACCATTCCATTCTTGCGGCTCCGGACGCCGCGAAACAGCCGCAAACCGACCGCCCGGAGCCTCCTCGGCGGCCGGCGCTTTTCTTCCGAGCCCGGCGCCTCCTCGATAATTGAGCCCGGAGCGCCGGCGATGAGCCTGTTTGCGCTACTGTTCCCGCTTGCCCGCGACGCCGAGCCCGACCGCCTGCGCGCGCTCGCCGGACAGCTACGCCGCGACGCCGACCGCCTCGAGAGCGCGGCCCGCGAGCGCGAGCGCGACATCGCCGAACGCTCCGCGCGCGGCGAGCGCCGAGCCCGGCGCCAGGCCGCATTGCAGGAGCTCAGAGACCTGGCGCGCTCGGTCGACCGCCGCGTCCTCGAGCGCCGGGTCGCCGCCGTCGCCGCGCGCCACGGCCTCGATGCCGAGGCCCTCCTCGGCGCCTGGCAAGCGGACCGGCGCCGGCGGACCCGCACCGAACGCGCGGCCCGCGACGCCGAAATCATGCGGCTCCTCGGCCTCGGATACCGCGACGCCGAAATCGCCGAGGCGGTCGGCCTCGCCGCCGACACCGTCAACCGGATCTCGAGACGCCACCGCGCCGAGGCCGACGCCGCCGGCCGCAACGGTCTCGCCCGGCTCGCCCGCGCGTTCGCCCCGGCCGATCACACCTATCGCCCGGCCCTCGGCCGCCAGGGAGCCGGAAAGATCGCCGCCGGCGCACGGGTTTCGGGAAAACCCACACTTGCCCCCAATCCCGCCCCCGATGCAGCGCCCAGCTCGGCCGGCGAGGACAACGCCCCATGATCGCGCCCCGGATCGCGCCCCGGACCCTTTGGCTCGAGCGCGACCTCGAGACCGGCGAGAGCCGGCTCTCCTGGCGCCACCCGGAGGACCCGCAACCGCCCGCCCGCGACCACGCCGCCGAGCGCCGTATCGCCGCCATGAACCGCAACCGCCGCCAGACACGGGAGCCCGCGCCCGCATGACGACCGACCCCTTTACCGACCGCCTCGGCGCCCTCCTCGCCGCCGAGGCCGCCGACCCGGCCAAGCGCCGCAACCTCGCCACCGTCGAGCGGGTCGCCGAGGCGGTCGCCGCCATCCTCGAGCGCGAGGCCGGCGAACTCGCGGCCGCGCCCGCTTTCGACGGAACGGCCCCCTGGTCGCTCGCCACGCGCGGCGCGTTCGAGGCAATCGCGGCCCTCGCGGTCGCCGATTGCGAGACCGCCGGCGAGCTTTGGGCGGCCCGCGCCGCCATGATCGACGCCCTCGACCGCGCCCTTATCAGGGTCGGGCGAACCCTTCCCACAGCCGAACGGGCGAGATCCGGCCGGCACAACCCCAGGAAGCCCGCACATGCTTAAATTGAGGTCCGAATTTCACGAGCTCGGCGCCGCAATCCGCGACCTTTCGCACGTCGAGCGGCCGGTCGGCGCGGTCCCAACCCGAGTTAGCCGTCTCGTCGAGGTCGTCGGGAAGGTTATCCAGGTCGTCGAGGCCGAGCTCGCCGAGACCCGCGCCCGCGTCGCCGTCCTCGAGGGTCGCGCGAGCACCGGAGAGGCCGCGACCGTGCTCGCATTGTCTAGTGTCGTAACGCGCCCGACGATCACGCCGGAGAGCCGCGCCGGCGGCCTGCCGGTCAACCCGGATCACGCCGAGCTCGAGGCGTTCGCCCGGCTCCTCGCCCTCCGGCGGCCGTTCGCCCTCGAGATCGGTCTCGACCGGTTCCAATGCTCGCCCGTGAACTTGCTGCCGGTCACGCCGACCGGCGACGACGCCGGCCCGGCGTTCCACGCCCGGAGCCTCGCCGAGGCCGTCGACGCTTACGGCGCATGGGCGAACACCGGGAAGGCCGCCGAGTGATGCGGCTCGAGATCCTCGACCGCGATGGGCGAACACCGGGAAGGCCGCCGAGTGATGCGGCTCGAGATCCTCGACCGCGATGGGCGCGTCGCCGTCGGTTACGGCCTCCCGCCCTCGACCCGGCTCGCGCGCGCCGCCGAGCTCGCCCGCCCCTACTTCGAAACCCACCGGATCGACCCGCCGCTCGCCGGATACCGCGTCCTCGACGCCGCCGGCCGGGTCCTGGCCGAGGAGCCCCGCCCATGACGACCCCCCGAAAACCCCCCGAAAATCCCCCGAAAACCGAAAACCCCGCCAGTAACACCTTGGAAAATCACGGGTCGACGGTCGTAAACCTTCACGAGGCCCGGCACACTTTCCGGCTTCCCATGCTCCGGCCCGGCCTCGCCGCTTTGCAATCCTACCTGGCCGAGATCGACCGCCCGCCGTCGGTTGCGGGCGATGCGCTACACGTCACGGCCCGGCGCGCCGCGACGGTCATGTTCGATATTGCCGCGAACCACGCGGCGAGCTCGGCCGACGACCTGGCCGACCTCGGCGACGACGTGGTCGAGCTCGCGCTCGAGACCCTCCGGCTCGCGAACGCTATCGACGGCCTCGACCTCGAGGCCGCGCTCGAGCGCCGGGTCTATCTCGAGGCCGAAGTCGCCCGCGCCGAAGGACGGCGGCCGCCGGCGCCCGATTGGCTCGCCGAGGAGGCCGAGCCCGAGGCGCCCGAGCCGAAGCCGGAGGAGCCGCCGGCGGTCGAGCGGCGCGCGTATCTGGTCGAGGGTCTGGCGCTCGAGCTCCTCCGCTCGCTCGCGCCGGCGCCGCATGGCAAAGCGCGCGCGCCCATGACCGAGGCCGAGCTCGCGGTCCTCGACCAGCTCGAGGCGCTCGGCCTGGTGGCGAGGTTCCGCGAGGACCGCGACGACCGCGAGCTCTCCGGGCGGACGCATTACGGGGAGGCGTTTCTCGAGACCCTCGACGCTATCGCCCGGATCGACCCGGCGCCGGTATCGCCCCGCCGGGTCGGCGGTCTCGCCGTCCACATGCTGCGCCAGGTCGCCGGGTTTGGCGCGGACGGATATCCGCGCCGGCTCCTCGAGGGAAACCGCTTAGAGGCGGTCGTCGCTCTATTCGAGCTCGGCCTCGTCGCGACGCACGAGGAGCGCCGCACGGCCGGCGACGCGGTCGACCCGCGCCGGTTCCGCGTCACCGGCGCCGGGCGGGAGTTTCTGGCGCTCTTGCATCACATGGAAACCCACGGCCGCACG